CAGGTATCAGCATGTATTACCTGAAAACAGGAATCAGCTAATACTTGCCCGCTTACGACCCGTCTCAATTTCCATGTCTGAACTTTCCTCCGCCGCGCAGGCGGTGATTACTGCTAGCAACTGTGCTGGGTCTCGAATCGTGCAGTTGCACATTGCCGCCGCTTTGCGAGCTGCTGCGGATCAGGTGGTGCCAGCGCCACATCTTCCGTATGACTCTTGCTGTGATGTAAACGCAGCAGCAATACGCGCCGAACTTTTGGCCATTGCCGTTGAACTTGAAACCCAGTAGTCGCTTCCACTAATCACCTATGACACAGCAACATCCCATCACCCCGTCTAACCTTTCACCACAAGCCTGGGCTGTATTAGAGGCAGCCTATCAAGCACCTGACGGTAGGAACGCCACTCGCCAATCCGTTGCCGCAGCCCTGCGAGCTGCTGCAGATCAACTCAAATACAAGCTCCTCGATGTGGAGGTTATTGATTGCTCACAACTGCGCTTGCTTGCTGACGAGCTTGAAGCCCAGTAGTCACCTTCAATTAAAAGCTAAGCCGTGTGTGGAACCACGGCTCTATGCTCTCCAGCTCAGACCAAGCTTCACGAGGCAAGGCCCTGACCGTTGCTGGTTACGGGTAACGCCCCATGAAAAATCATAGGAATGAACACTCTATCACTGATGAAAGGGTTTACCGCCAGCAAACAAAAGGAAAGGCAAGCGACTTACTGGATCTCTTGCTATACCAAAGACAATGAGGACGAACCTTTTGGTGTCACCAAAAAACAACTCACCTACAAATCTGGTCAAGATAAGAACAAGTTGATCCTGACTTACTGCACCCAACTAATGAAGATCAACCACGCAATCTGGGAGATCCTTGTCCATCAAGGACCTTCTGAAATCCCAGAGCATGGTGATCAGGTTACGCACCGGTTGAGCCGTGAGAAGTTCCGGGGCTCGACAACGATCATTTAGTCCTTTATAATTTCTTTGGTTCTGCAGACCACCAGTGGCCACTGGTCCGTCATCTTCAGGGATGACTATTCGATGTCACAGAGTGGAAGCTGTGACATCGCAACGATGAAGCAACGAGAGGAGTAAGGGCCGACCCTTGCTTAAACCCCGTGAACGGGATCCTCTCTAGCTTCAAAGTAATCCGCCAGTCTGGATGGGACGGTACTGTTGACCGCGATACCGAAGCCAAAGCGTAGGACGGTGCGCTAAGTTCCACCAGTTACGGTTTGCTAAAGCTTCTTCTTCCTTGTTGTAAGGAACACCACGATAAGTTAATTGAGTCACGGCATTTGCCACATACAATTAACTGTAGATAAATGTAGTAATTATTACAGTTTATAGTGCAACACTAAATGTTAAATTAGTGTTAAGGTTTCAGGTAATAGTTGGGAGGAAACAAACCTGGAGACATAATTCGTGCAGCATCTAACTCACGCATTGCACGTTCAGTATTCATCCCCACGTTACCTGGTTCACTGAAACGATAGTCACGTGCACGACGTTCCATGTTACGGATTGGTCCACCCATCATTTCATAATCAAATGCAATATCTTGGGTAGGAACCGTGACAGGGATAAATTCTTGGCCACCAATAAAGTTTGCTAAGAATTGATTAGCTTCAGGACTGGCGCTGTGCATTTTATAGTTATCTTATATCATCATTTTACAACATCTTTCTTATTGGGGCGCAACCCCACCGATAGCTACACGGCAGGGCTGTTCACTTACCAGCAGAAGGAAACCACAAAAACTTCTGCTCCCCAGGGCCTGGCGTGGTTCTTCTACGGCCCCTTGATATAATAGGTTCTATGTGCTTTACAAGAACCTCACTATGGCCGTATTATGCAAACCAAAGATCATAGGGACAGTTGCCTGTGATTCCGGTTCAATCGCTCTTGTTGACCCATCTCATCTTGAAGTATCGGATACAGATACTGTGCAGCTTCCTCATTGGAATCTGTTTACTTCTGTTGATACTGAAATTGGAGATGGAGAATTTGTTGTCTATGCTCAACGCGACAACCGTGGTTGTTTGCGCCGTGTCATCATTGAAATTGAATGATCTCTACAACTATCTTTCTGATCTGGGTTTTCATTAATATTATCTTTTTATTCAACTTTAATCTTCCTGTTGGTTACCTCGTTATTGTCAACCTATCCTTTATAGTAGCCAGTATCCTTTCAGACACTGATCCTCGCAACCGGATATGAGCAACCTGCTTGACCCCAGGCGTGAGCCTAATCGTTGGCTTGCTGCTATGTTTGACCATCTGCTTCAAGTTGGTGATGCTGACTCTCTTGATTCTCTTCGTTCTGGTTATTATCAACTTTGTAATGTTGTTGAGCCTGGTCTGATTGATAGTTTGTTTCAGCCGTGGATTGAAGCATATCTTCAAGGACTCCAGGAAACGGATGGAACAGAAAACATTCAAAATATTTCTCGCCCACCGCAGGGGCTAGAGGATCTGCCGGAACCACTCCAGTAATCTTCCCTAACTCATACAGTGGCTCAGCTGCATACGGCGGTCTGTGCCACCAAAACTTCAAGGCTTCCCAATCCACTGACCAGTCCGGGTGGTATGCCAACCACCTGGACCACGCCTTGAATTGTTTGTCTGGATGCCGTGAAGTGCAATCCAAGTACAGACAGTCGCCAGGTTCTAGTTGCCACCGTGCTACCAATAGGTGCTTAAAACCTTGGTTGATTGATTTGAAACCACCTTTTCCTGTTAGGTGGCTGCGCATATTACTAGCACGTTTGTTCTTTTTATTTTGGTACCAATCATTAAGTTGGCGCTTTGATTTGCTGATGGCATAAGCAACACGCCATACCCAATGGTTACCAGTAAAGCAAAACTCTGGTGTTAAAAAGAGCTTGCAATACTGATCGTTGATTTTAAACGTAGTAGTGCTACGCTTGCGGCATACTCTATGGGTCATGGCGTGGACGATCTTATCATTGCTATCCAACAAGATCCCGAACTATGGGAAATTGTTGAAAAGCTGAAAAGTCCTGATGAAGATCTAGAAGATTTCCTGCTCAGCATAGCGCACATGCTGTCGATTGAATTCCAGGAACTTCATAAGACAGATCTTTCTGACAAACTTGCTTCTCTGTTCGGTGGTCTTCCTAACAAATCACTGATCATGGCACCGATGCTGCTGCACATTGCACTGGATATCTTCCTGATGCGTGCTATTCCACAGCATGGGGAGGTGTGAAATGCAACGCGGCTACGTGCTTTGTAACTACGATCTTTCCCAGGTGTTGTGTTTGACGCCAGGGAAAGATGGTGTGGTGTTGCAAGATGTAAGTAGTACAAAGGTACTCAATAAGGCAATGTGCTTGCCAGATCTGACTGAAGCTAAGAATGTTTCACAAATGCTTCAGAATAAAGAGATGACAGGTGGCCTTGAAATTGTTAATGTGGCTCGGCTCTATAAGAAATTCTTCTAAGGTGATCGCAGTATGAGATTGGTATTGGACCTTGAGAGCAATGGATTGCTTCCAGAAATGGATAAGGTCCATTGCATTGTCCTGCGTGACCTCGATACAGGTAACATCATCAGCTGTGCTGACCAACCTGGTTATCACAGCCTTGAGATGGCGCTTGATTTTATAAGAGAAGCAACATTAATTGTTGGTCATAACGTTATCAAATTTGATATACCTGCGCTTAAAAAAATATATCCAAGCCTAGAACTTAAATCTAACGTTGAGTATTACGATACGTTAGTTATGAGCCGCGTTATGTGGCCGGAACTAGAGCCTGTTGATTCCGCTAAGTTCTCACATATCCCACGTAAATACTTTGGTCGCCACAGTTTGGCTGCTTGGGGTGAGCGTCTTGGTGTAAGCAAGATTAATTTCAAAGCAGAGAGTAAAAAAGATAATGATGAAATAGAAGATGTGTGGGAGAAGTGGACACCTACAATGCAAACATATTGTGAAGGTGACGTAGAAGTATCGACTAGACTATATGAATATCTTTCCTGCCAAGAGCTTGGCCCCAGGTGTCAGAAACTAGAGCATGAGTTTGCTTTAGTGATGGCACAGCAGGAAATATTTGGGTTTCCCTTCAATGAAAAGGCAGCCTATGCGTTGGTCAACACGCTCAAAGCTCGACGCTCTGAGCTTGAGGATGAATTGCAATCGACCTTCCCGCCAATCGAGGAAAAGCGCTGGTCGGAAAAGACTGGCAAACAACTTAAAACAAAGGTTACGATATTCAACCCTGCTTCCAGACCACAAACTGCTGAGCGTCTCAAGTCCAGGTATCCAGAGATTGAGTTTGAATCAACTCCTAAAGGTGGCCCCAAAGTTGATGACGATGCTCTTGAAGCTCTGGGTAAAAAATATCCAGAAGCTAAGCTCTTGGCTGAGTACCAACTGTTTAACAAGATACTTGGTCAAGTTGCAGAAGGGAAAGAAGCATGGTTAAAACATTGCAGAGTTTATAACGATGGCCGTATTCATGGCGAAGTTATTACTAACGCTTGCATTAGCGGCAGATGTAGCCACAAACGGCCTAACATGGCCCAAGTCCCCAGTGTTGGTCACGCTTTTGGAGCTGAGTGCAGGGCTCTGTTTTATGCTCCTGATGGTTGGCTGTTGGTTGGTGCTGATGCTTCTGGACTCGAACTCCGGGCGCTAGGATCTTGGCTTGCCTACTTTGATGACGGTGAGTACGCCAGGCTGGTCAGCACTGAAGGTTTTGATATCCACACACATAATGCCAAACTCTTTGGTATCTATGATGGTGTAGGTGAGATCAGCAAAGCTACCCGTGATCTATCGAAGCGCCTTATCTATTGCATCTTATATGGTGGCGGTGCAAAAAAGACTGGATCCATTATATCTCCTGACGAAAGTGAGGATACCCAGTACAAGCAAGGTAAGAAAACGATTGATACTTTCTATCGGAATCTACCTGCTATCAAAAAGCTTAAAGATCTCATCGATGAACGCATTACGCAACGTGGCTATCTTACTGGTATTGATGGGAGACGGTTACAGATTCGCTCTAAACATTCAGCCCTCAACCAGCTCCTCCAATCGACGGGAGCGGTGTTAATGAAAAAAGCAACATGTATTCTTTATGAAGACCTTACTTCTAAAGAATTAATTCACGGTAATCACTGGGGACTCTGTGCTTTTGTTCATGACGAGTGGCAAATTTTAGCTCGCACTTCTTATGAAAATGTTGTAGCAGATGTTGCAATTCAGAGTATTACAAAAGCTGCAATTTACTTTAAGCTGTTATGTCCTTTTACCGGAGAAGCAAGAGTAGGCAAAAACTGGATGGAAACTCACTGATTATTTTTTCTTGCCGCCGTTTTTTGCTTTCTTGGCAACAGCATTACCACTATTCTGTTTAGCGTTTTGCTTTGCAGTTGCAACAGACTTTTTGTTCTTAGCTTTTGCCATGATTAAACTCCACGGAAGAGATTACGGCGAGCACGTAAATCAAGGATAGCTTTACGAATGTCTGGGCTATCTCCCATCTCACCACGTTCTAAAGAACGCAGTAAAATGTCATCATCTTTATTCCACTGATCAGCAGGATACTCTTGCATTGCTACAAGAGGTTCTTTTGTTTCTGTGTTTAACAAGTCTCCTGCAAATCTCATGGAAAGTACTGACCTGTGTAGTTTTTATTCTAAAGGAACCAAGTACAGTTACCTGCTAATCTCTTCCCAATCCATGGATGCGTAGATGTCTGCGCCAGCAACATCAGATGCTACGGCTAAGGTTATCTCATACGAAGTTCCAGTTAAACCATTACGTTCTAACTGGAATGAGAATAGCGCTTCTTTCAGAATATCAACAGCTTGACTTCCTTGGTTTGATCCATTGGTAAAACCAGAAGCAAGGATCCGACCACCTGCAAGGCTTGCTCCTGTTCGGTTGTATTCCACAGCTGAGTTGACGCCTGCACTAACCCAAGTGCCACCAGTGGTTGTAGTGCTTGCAATAACTTGCCAGTTATAGTTGGCGTTATTGCTAATCCCCATGATCGATAATGCAGTGAGGATTACAATTCCATCTAAAAAATTAGGAGATGTTTTTAAACGTAAAGAAATTATTGGGTAGTAAGTGTTGACAGTTGTTAAATCTCTTGGAGATCCAATTGGAGTTTCAATAGATTGTTGTAAACCACGTAGTTCATAACCACCTTCTGAAATTACAGTAGAACAAACTTGCTTTAATGTGCTAGAGGTAGTAGTTGTTCCTGTATTTTCAATCTCATAACGAAGAGGTAAGGATGCAGTAGTGATGTAAGTACCGGTAATTAGGTTGGCATGGTTAAATGAATGACAATGTATAAATTGCCCGTTAATTATAAAACCAACACGAACAGTACCAAGACCTAACCACTCAATATCCATCCAAAGGATTTGAGATTTAGAAACATCTAACGTTAACTTAGACGGACCGGTTCCATCTAACTTGTCAACATTCCAATTAGATTGAGTGATTACTGATTCGGTTACGGCTCCAGTAACTAAACTTCTTTCAACAAAAGAAACACTACTGGCACCTGTTCCATCAACTTGAAAATAGATCCCATTGTCTGCACCGTAGTAACCACAACGTTGCCTAAGGTTAACTTTAGGAGCATTAAATGTAAAAGTATTTAGAACAAGTAATGATTTACCAGGCTGATAAGAAAATACTTTTGTTGTTGTTAACCAGTCCTTCATTGGCGCTGAACACTGCAGCACCACCTGATGCTGTTTGTGTTTCCCACAGACCATTATCTTTATAACGGTGGCTGGAATCAAATAGGGTTAAAGGAGTGGAAACCCGTTGCCTGCCAAAAGCATCTACAGCTGTAGATGTTGTACCACTTGCAGTGCTTTGAGAAAGGCTTACATTGAGTGGACGTGTTCCCCAGTTTCTTACTTCTACAACTTCATATCTATTTAGATCATCGGCTTCAATTACGGTTGCCATTGCTCAACGTGCAGAGTAGCTCAATGTCACAACAGCTGCGGTGCCGCCGGACTCGCTCAGGAAGTTGCCACGAATAAACTTCATCGGGCAACCAGTAATATTGTAGACGTAAGTTCCGTTAGCTGTGATTGTATTTGAAATCAGTGGACCATAGTTGGTTCCATCAATACTGCCATCCAAACGGACAACAACATTGGTATTAATGTTTGTGACAGTTGCTACCAAAGCGTAGTCACATGTTGAAAAGTAATTGTTTTCATAAACAGCTACAGCCGTGGTGAGGCCAGGGGCTGTCAGCGCTGGTGCATTAAAAAACAGAGTGTCCTGGAAGTACGTGACCACGTTTTTTTAATCTTATTTTCCTATTGCAATTCTAGGGGAACTGAGTACAGTGCCCCTGGTGCTTACCTTTTCATGGAACCCCAACGCATCCGCGACATCAAAGCCTCCCTTTACGACATGTCAATGGAGGAACTCCAGGACATGAGTGACGATCTCGGTGATCTCATCTCAGTCTTAATTACACGCCAGGTTGCCATTGAAGATGCCATCTTGGATCGCTTGGAAGCGGTCTTTGCAAAATGACTTCCCAAGAATTGAAATGGCATTGCCGGTTTATGAGATTGGCATTGCAAGTTTCAAAATGGAGCAAAGATCCGAGCACAAAAGTTGGTTGTGTTCTTGTTCGAGATAAAAAAGTTTTAAGCACTGGCTACAACGGTTTTCCCAGGAGAGTTGGTGATGACCTCAATCGACTTTCAGATCGAGACATCAAGTACGAGATCACAGTCCATGCTGAAGTTAATGCTGTTACAACAGCTGCACTTCATGGCATCAGTACTGAAGGAGCTACTGCTTATGTCACTTTCAATCCATGCTCTCGCTGTGCTGCTGTACTGCTTAACGCTGGTATTGATTCCGTCTATAGCTACGCAGGTGCCGACATCCCTAACCGTTGGTTAGAAAACTTCATACTTGCCAGCAGGCTTTTTGCTGAAGCTGAAGTAAAGTACGACACCATTGATCCTGACTCCTACCCAGAAGAATCATGAACAACTTACTTGCCACTGGTATTTATGCTGGTGAAAAATTCATGGATAATGGTTTGCGTTTTGTGCAAATCAATCTTCCTAAAGTTGGTAATTCTGGTGCACAAGTTCCGTTACTTGTTGTACCAAATAAAGCGGCTGGTGAAACTTTTGATGTGTTCCAACCAGGAGCATCATTGTTAGTTGGTGGTCGGTTGTATCCTAACCGTCAAGACTACAAGATGTACTTGGTTCCTAATCAAGTGTTTCAAATTGCACCGCCCAACTTAACTGTTAATCAAGTTAATCTTGCTGGTGGTGTTGGTTTTATTCCTGAACAGAACCGTGAGGATCTGTTTACTTTCTCGCTGATGTGCTCGGCGCCAGCGCAGCAGATCCTTGGTCACACCTGGGATGACAGCCTGGCATTCCGCATGGAAGCATGGGGTGATGATGCCAAGCGCATGACCACAAACCTCCACGTGGGGCGGCAGATTGCTGTGACTGGTGTGCTTCGGTACAACACCTGGACAACACAGGACGGTCAGCAACGCGGCATGTACCAGGTCCGCGTTAAGAGCGGGAGCTACGCCTTCTTTGGTAAGAACAAAAAGAAGGAGGAGCAGAACGAGCTACGGGCAGTCAACAGCGGTAATCGGTTTGAGTCTCCAGCAGCTGTAACTGCTGAGCCTTATCAGTCTGCTGTGCAGTTGCCTCCACTGCAACAGGATGTGCCAGCTGGCATCAGCACCGATGACGTACCTTTTTGATAAGAAAAAGTTATCAGTAACAATGGATTGAATTGCTCGACCTTAGCTAAGGTAGGGGAGCGAAGAACCGATGGGTTGTAGGTCATTCCTACAACTCTTTCATCCTCAGGTCAGCACCAGTGGACCAGCTCACTGTGTAGGTGCAACTCCTGCTCTGAGGACCATCCAAACGCACTGAACGTAATGTCTGTACTGAACCGCTACCTCAACACTGAGAAGTACCAGGGTGTCCTGCGTGACTTCTGCAACTGCCAAATCCTAAATGACAAGAGCCAATGTGGCCTCTTTCTGAAGGATACGGTGCTTGCCCGTATTGGGTGGACTGGTACTCCTGATCAATTTCCTGATGCTGAGGAGTATGAGCACACCTATAACAACGGTGATAGCAACAAAGGAATCTTCTTTAAGACTCCTCGCATGGTAGTCCTGCACTGCGGTTTCAGGAAAGATGTCACCTTTATCGAGAACTCCGAGAAGGGTGGCATTGAAGGAATCTATCCCCGTGATTCGTTTCTTTATGACGATTGGCAGGAAAAGAATCCCAACAAGCCTTCGCCTTACAAGCGTCGTCGCCTTGTTCTGATCTTCCTTGTCGATGAAAAGGGCACACCGGTTCATAAGAAACCGCTGCTCCTTTCAATCCACGGTGGCGCTTCCAACCTGTTTACCGATGCCTATGGCACTTTCATCGAGCAGCTGGAGTCTGCATTTGCTGAATTTGCTGGTCTGAAAGGTGGCGCTGGGTTTGACCCGAAGCAAGCTGCTGCTGCAATCTTTACTCCTACTTTTGGTTCTCAGCTTTACGGCGAGAGCAACAAGAGCTGGATTGCATTCCCCAAGCAATGGGTTGTCCCCACGGTCAAGAACATCGAATCCTTCTTCCCTAAGGGAGAAGATGATATTGATTTCATTGAGGAAGTGTGGGAGACCTGCCCGCCTGAAGTGTATGCCAAGTCCTTCTTCCAGCAATGTGAGAAGGAAATTGGTTACCACGCCATTAAGCCTGGCCTTGATTTCTCGCTTCCTCCTGTTGAGTCGTCCGGCTCCAGTGCTCGTGTGCTGACAGGCGCACGGGATCCTGAAACCGGTGAGATCGAGCTTTGATCTAGACTGCTCTTGGAATGTTTAGCCGCTCCCTCGGGGGCGGTTTTTTATTCTTCGTAGTAGGTCTTGATCACATCAGCTTCCAGGTTGGCAAGCCGTGCAACCAAACTTCTAATGATGGCTTGGCGGTGTACAGCTAGTTGAAGAAGCTTTAATGCACCTGCTCTTAAAACTTCTGGATCTTTAGCTGCTTCTAGTTCCTTTGTAATCTTTGCCATGAGGAATTCATCTTCTAAAGAAAGATTGAAATCATCAGGACTGAACTTAAATTCAATTAGTTCAAAGCCAGACATATTGACATGGCATAATGTTCAGTCTAAACATTCAACATTTAGTGTCAAGTAACTATTGTTACTGTGCTTGACACCACAGGCTAAGAACCTAGACTGGCACTGGCTTCTGAGCTCTCAGCTACAATGGCAAAGAAATCCTTAACGGGCGCAATGCACAAAGAGTCCGTGCCTAAGCGGACCTCCATTGGCCATGGCCGGCGGAAACGTGGCTCGTTTAAGAACAGCAAAAAGTACAGAGGACAAGGTAAAGGTTGATGCGTCGAACAATGTCTAGCTCTTCTTCCAACTCCAGTGGGATTGGTTTTGTTGGGATGCTTCAAATCCTTTTTATTGGATTGAAGCTTACTAACTTCATTGCTTGGCCTTGGTGGCAGGTTTTGCTGCCAACTATTATTAGTTTTTCCATTCTTATTATTTGCTTAATTATTGTTGCTATCATTCTTTTCTTCAAAGATAAATAGTAATTAGTTAACCGACCTGGAGGATGTCGTTAAAAGCCTCATGCACACACCACCTGACCGTAATGACCGTAACCGAAGCGCTGCTTTCTGATGCTCAGCGTCTTGTGTATGGACGCAGAAGAATTGTTGATACGCTCTACCAAGAAGATCCTGATAAGTTCAAGGTTCTACAAGCAACTGATATTCAATCCATTTCACTCCAAGATGATCTGGTTTGTTTAGATCTTGCAGACACCCAACTCTATATAGAGAGGGCAAAAATTCTCAAAAATTTTTGGGAGCACAGAACACGTACACCCTCCTACTTTGATTACAAGGTTTGGAGCCAAGCATTAAGCAGCCGTCCTTGGAATGGTACGCCTGTTGCAGCTTTAGATTACGGTCCATCTTCCACAATGGATGCGCTTCAGCCGTTGCTTGGACGTGCTCCACGCATCCAAACTGATAAAGATGGAGTACAGAAGTTGTACTTTGTCATGGAGAAAGAGGAGATGTGTAGCTGTGAATCTTGGAACCAGCTGCATACTCATCGCCAGGAATTTTCTGATGAGTTCTCTACTTATACGGACATTCAATTCAAACCTATTTGTAAACATCTTCAGTGGTGTTCTGCCAACATGATGCTTCATGCCATTCGGTTTGAAGCCAGGCAAGGGGAGAAGGAATACAATCCACGGATCTGCGTCTATTATTTTGATCACCGTCGTGGTTTGTTGCTTTATCGCGTTACCTATGACGGTGTAAAGACTGGTGGTCAGTGGTTACCTGTCAGTGGTTGGAAAGAGAAAGCTGTTTATGACAACAATCACATGCCAACTGGCGCATGTTGGCAGGTGTTTACTGATGCCTTAACGCAAGATCCGCCTTTTAAACTCTCTCCTTATTCGCAAAGTCTTGGTGCTCTGATGAATAGCACCCGTTCTAAGCAGTCCTGATTGCACACTACCGCATTACTCACCATGGCCGACAAACTCAGCCTCATTCAAATTGCTGAATCCATTCAGCACATCGGTTTCCTCAAGGATATGCCTGACATTCCTGAGGATGAACGGGCTTTACTGGAGCAACACCTTCATGATCTGGCTTCTCGCCAGGAATCTAAATTTGATGCCATCATTGGCATGATTAAAAAGTGCGATGCTTACATCGATGCATTGCAAACAGAGATGGATGAGATTAAAGCAAACCTAGAAGCTTGGAAAAAGAATCGAGAAAAGATGGTTTCTATTGTTAAGTTTGCTTATCAGCAGAACCTCATTGATAACAAACCAACTGGTGTCAAGTATCAAGCCACAATTAGAAAGGTTAAACCACGTCTTGTGGATAACTTTGAACACTGGGAAGAGGAAGATAGAACTGAGTTTGGTTTGCGTAAGACTACAACAGTAACGCGCATTAAAGACAACACTGTTGTAGATGTAAAGCAAGAGGATATTCCAGATAAAGATCGTGTTAGAGAAGCCCTTGCTACTGACGACGGTTCAGCGCCAGTGGCTGCTCAGCTCGTTCCTGGATTTTCTTTTGTTTATGAGCGCCGCAAAAGGTTGACAACGTGATAAACTAAATGAGTTCCCCCTCTCTTTTCGATGGGGCTCAGTTGGCCGCTGATGCGCCGGGGACCGATTCGGCAAGCGCGAAGGCTGGGTGACTCGTTAGGCAGATAGCCTAGAAGGAGAGCCCAAGATAGAGGTGCAGTCCCTGTCTGGATACGCCTGGTTAACTCATAGCCCGATTGTCGGTAAGCCAGTCACACTGCATCCATCTATCCCTTAGGGTGTAACAAGGAACGTTGCATTAAACAAAAGATCCCCTCGGCCGCATCGTAGATTCACCGTTAAGTTTGTGGTAACACAGCCCTAGCGATGGTCGGTGAACGTAGGCGGACATCCTTGCCCTCGGTTCAGGCGGCGTCCGATAACGTCGCCCCACCACCCAGTCCGAGCCAATTGGATAGGACGGCTACTGCTGCTGCAGGGCGATGCGGGTTCGAATCCCGTCTGGGTGCTATGAAACCTCGTTACTTGTGGCACCTGTGGGCAAAAGCCCTTGGAGAAAAAACAGGACGCACTGCCTCTGAAGCTGATCAAGTTGCTGTTATCCGCTCCATAATTTTCTTTACTTATTTCTTAACCAACTGTTTCATTGTGGCTGGTGTTATTCGCCACTGGAACAATTGAGTCTCAAATAAGACTTAACACTTTCTCCCTACCCTCCCTAGTCACCAACAAAAGAATCCGCTAATCTTGGTCCGGCCTCCCGCTTGCACATGACTGAGTTTTACTACAAGGATTACGACGATTACTTTGAGATTTTTGTTGAGCATTCTAAAAAGATTGCTGAAATGATGTCACAACTCAACTACCAAATTACTGAGTTTGGTTTAGAGCCAGTGTCTAGCTACAAGTTGTTTCGCATGACACTGGATTTGCTTTATCATGCAGATCAAACTTATAAGATTGAGAAAGATATTCCTAACAAATATGACCTGTTAGCTTTCCCTTCTTCCAATGAAATGCTTAATTCAATGCGATCTGTCCTTAAGGAAGAACTTGATCGGTACTTGGGATCTAGCGATGCAACCAACCAATGAAACAACCAAGTCCTGGTTCTGTGATGTTGATGAGGATGGTGTTCTCACCTTCCCCGATGAACTCTGGCAGCTCCTGGGCTGGAAAGAAGGAGATGAAATTGAATTTGTTGATCAAGAAGATGGTTCATTTATTCTTCGAAAAGTAGAGGAAGATGATCAAGATAGTTAAAGATAAGTTAATTCGTAGGTTGAATGTACACCTGGTGTCTCACATTGGGGCACCAGAGTCTTCAACTGATTGGGTTAACGGTTATCAACAAGCTATCAACGATGTTGAAAAGTTTCTTGCTCAACTTGAAGTTTACGAACCTTACACAGAATGCGACTCTCAGAACTGATTAATCAGCTGCAACGCTTGCATGATCTGTATCCACAGATTGATCCTCATGTTTTAGTAACTGAAACAGCTTATTCTTCATGGGATATTAATAAAACAGATCCTCAATTTTTTTGTCGAGAGTTTAATCCAACTTGTTTTGAAATCAGAACAGTTGTACATCTTCCATCAGAAAGTTTGTTCTCTGAAAGAGGTCCCTATGTAAATATCTTCTATGAAGGAGATGTTATTCACAGCCCAGAAGACTTCTGGAAAAACAATCACTTTGAACAACATGCAAACAAACAATCTGGATGCACTGATTCAAGCAGCTGCACAACAACAGACACAGGAACTAAGATGGATACATAACGTTTATCAGCAACGTCTTAAAGATTTGATGGAGATGAATGAACGTTATCAAGAATATCTTTTAAGCAAAGATGCCAATTTACGCAATGGTTGATCTCCAGCAACCTGATTGGGTTTGCCGTGAGTGTGGCCGCCAGTGGGGGCTCTGGTGGGATCAAGATCGGTACAAAGGTCCTGCTAAACACTGCGCTACATTTCATTCAGGAACCTGTGGTGTCTGCAAGAAAAAAGCAGGTGTTACTGAAGCCCGTGACTATGGCTATTTAAGAGAAGGATGGCATAAACCTTTGGTAGAGTAGTTGAATATATCTTTAGTTCTAGCGTCATGAAGCAAGGGTTTATTGCTCAAAAAATTGCCGAGCGTAAAGCTGCAGCTGCTGCCAAAGAAAAAGGTGCGCCTGAGAAAAAAGAAAAAGCTAAAACTTTCTTGAAGGAAAAAGCTAAGAAGATGGCTGAAAAACCAGGTCAGCCTCCTGCTCGTAACAAGCCTAGCGCAACTAAAGAAATTATGAAGAGCAAGGCGCCAAAGGAAGAGAAAAAGAAAATGGTAATGGCCGAAGCTCGTAAAAAAGTAGGCGTTAACGAAGAAAAACGCGCTCAGTTTAAGGAACGTGCTAAGCAGTCCCAAGCTAAGCGTATGGTTGATAGACAGAAAAAATCCGGTATGAAGGGTAAAACACCTGTTGCATAATTGCACTGGGTATAAAACCTGTTAATTTAGTGCTGTAAGCTCCATTTCATATGGCTCGCAGCACTAAACAAACACGCTTTAAAGGTAAACCCTCAGAAATCTTGGACCCTGTTGAGTTCGAGGGTTATACCATTCAGTCTTTGCGCCACGGGGTAACCGGTCATGTTCTCTATCGCTATCCCAGCGAAGAGTATGACTGGGAACCCTGCTGGGGTATGGACCTTGAAACAGCTAAAAAATCTGTACTGCGCTGCAAAGACGCAGAACAACTACAATCAAAAGCATAAATAGTGTTGTCATGGGACCAGTTAAGAACGACCTGATGGATGACCTTGCATGGTCCATCTATGAGTACTTAGTTGATGAGTCAACCAAGTACGAGGGTTCTTTGCTGGTCCTCATGCCAATCACTAAGATTGCTAAACAATTTGAACGCAATCATCGGACTGTAACCAGGCGGTTAAGTGCGTTAAAAAATGAAGGGTTAATTACTCCTATCATCAAAAAAGACTATGTAACACTTTATAGTGTTGCTGATGCGGAGAGTCCCGATGAATGAACGAGAACATAACCAACTCACTGATCTCACCTTTCTACTAGGTAGCTTCACTGACAATGGCCGCTCGCTTCGATCCTTCGTGAACCACCCTCAAGAACTGGCTATCACCATCTTGGTTACTGGCTTACTGTCTAACTCCAGGTGGGCCATGGATCCTGAAGATGCCATCAAGACTGCTTTTGTGATCCATGAGCAGATTCAGAAGGAGGTTCAGAACTACCAGTCGCTCAAGTTTGTCAACAATGTTGAGAACTGCTTTCGTAAGCCGGAGTTGACAGAGGAATGAAGAAGAAACTTTCTTATGCACCTCTTTACTACTTTGATGTAGAAAGCGAGTGGGGGCACCTAAGAGTTGGTCCTCTCCTTATTCATTGGTTTAACTCCAGTACAGAGCACGATTCCTGGGGTAGCTGCGATATCACCTGGGATCTTAAGCATTCTTTTCTTTTCTGTTTCAATGAGCTGCGTCAGCGGTTTGAATTCAGTCACCGCATCATTGATCCCGACATCCGCAGGGTCATGAAGGGAGTTCAGCACTTCTAATTCCTTGCAAACACTCGGGTTTTTGCTACGTTGTAGGGACTTGAGCTGTGCTTGTGCCTGCTGTCCTGGATGAAATTTGTGCAGACGTTCGCGTTATAGAAGAACTAGAGCGCAAGATTTATACGCCGTACTCTAAAACTGCATCGTATGAGCAGTTCTTGGATTACCGCTCGGAAGGGGATACCCGATTAACCATTAATGGAAGTCGCCATTATAAGACTCCTTATGGTGCACTGCCTTCTGTTACTACTATCCTGTCTGCTACCAGTGGGAATAAGGCAGCACTTGAACGGTGGGCAAAGAAGAATCCGGGTGGACGAGAAGCTGCTGCAGCTCGTGGTACCCGTGTTCACTCCTTGATGGAGGAGTATCTGCTGGGTATCAACAAAGATCCGCAGATTGATGATGAGGAGATTGCTGCGTTTTGGTCTGGTCTTCCTGAGAAGCTGGACAAACTAGAACGTGTGATGTGGGCTGAAAATCCTGCCAACCCTGACGATTTCAGTTGGACCATGGGTGGTGACGGGATTAGTCGAGTTTGGCACCCAGGAACACACGAAACAGAAACGTGGGGCTGGGCTGGAGCACCAGATATCGTGGCAGAGTACAAAGGAAAGGTGGTTCTTGGTGACCTTAAAACCAGTAATGGCTTGTACTTCAGTCGTTGGCCAGGACCTGAAACCCTAAAGAGTGAGTATGGAATGAAGCGTGCTGGCTTCATGAAGTATCAAAAATGCATGATGCAGATGGGTGCCTACGCCATGGCGCTGGAGCACACGGTGGGTATCGTTCCAGAAATCATGATGATTTTTGTGGCTACTCGGGAACGTTCTCAGGTGTTTGCGGTGCAGGGCGGCACCATCGAGAAGTACAAGAACAAGTGGCTAGATGCCGTAAACAAGTATTACTCTGAGATTCTTCCGTCTCTTAATAAGACTGAGATTGATATGGATGTGGTCGACGGCGACGCCTGAGTGCAGGTGTCTGCCCCGTAAATTAAAGATACGAAGAAAAACGGTGGATCCTATGGGCGGTGCAGTAAAACACCGCTACGCTGGCTCCGTCGTCTTCTCCCGATCTGCAATAAAACAACGTGACGACTGCTACTCCAGAACCCAAGCCCCCGCATAAGCACCTGTCTCCAGGGCAGATCAATCTTGATTTGATTCCTGTTGATTTCCCCCTAACCCCCTTGCAGGGGAAGAAAGCTTATCTTCCTGGCTGGACTAGCGATCCTAAAACTGTTAATGAAGTTCGTAAAGAATTAGAAGAAGGTCGAGCTACTGGTGTTGGCCTGTTGTGCGGCCAATGGAGCAATGACCTTGCACTAATCTTTGTTGATGTGGATGGAGAAGATGCCATCCCCGTCATCGAAGAGCTGGGTGGTGGTCCAATTGGTGAGATCTTTCCTCCCACACTGACCATTACCAGCGGGAAACCTGGGAAGTTTCGGATGTTGTTTCGGGTGCCGCCAGAGCGCATCCAACAACTACCCGATAAAGCAACCATTAAAGTTGATAAGGCGCCATGGGAAATCCTTTGGAGGTCCCGTCAAGGTGCATTGATGGGTGCTCACCCAGATACAGCTGGATATTCCACAACACCGCATGGTGGATTTGAATATGCCAAACGGTTACCTGAAATGCCAGAGTGGCTTTATGAAGCGATTGCTCGTGCTTATCCCAGTAGCCGTTACCGCAAACGGAACTCTCCAGCAGGTGCTGTTGTTACGCAGAGCATCACACTAAACTACGATACGGACTCGAAATATCATCAAGAAACTGTTTTAGCGGAAGCTCTTGAGTACCTTTCTGCTTTATCAGAAGAACGAGCTGATGATTATGAAGAGTGGCTTGCCGTTGGCATGTCCCTCCATCAAATTGATGACTGTCTTCTAGAAGCATGGGTTGAATGGTCCTCTCAATCTGAGCATTTTGAAGACGGTGCTTGTGAACGCAAATGGTCTAGCTTTGAACGACTGCCTGGTGGTCCAAACCCTGATGGTGCCAGGGGTTTAAAGACCCTTCGGGCTAAAGCAAAAGAAGATGGTTACATTGATATGGGAGGATTTGTTGTTCCTTCCATTGATACCATCAGGAAACGGGCAGGCCTTGATGATGAAGGTGCTGCTGACCACGATGAAAGCAACCTGTTTGCTGAGATCTTTGGTGGTGCAGAGATGCCAGAAGATCTCTTTGGTGATGATGGTGAGCTAGACGTTGTTCGAATTCCAGGTCAACCATCTCTGCCAGGGGGTAAAAAGCAGAAGGGGGCAACACGTAATCCGCCTGCTTCTGAAATTGCTAACTTCATCTCACCCATGTTCAATAAGAATGGGTGGCGATATGACCCTAGGTTTGATAGGTTTATGAAGTATGACCGCCAGCGCGGTGTGTGGAATGAACAAGATCATACGAAAGATTTTAAGCATGAGGTCCAGTTTGTCCTCGGAAACGTTTCTCTCCCTGGCGGGTACACTTCTCATCTCGTTAATGATGTGTGTGCTCTGTTGGAGGGGCACCTCACCGAGTACCAATGGAATGATGATCCCTCGCGTCTTGCATTCCGTAACGGTGTCTACGATCTGGATACCAAAGAATTTTTAGAGCACGATTCAGATCACTTCATTATTTGGGGTCTGGATATTGATTACATTCCAGAGGCTGATCCAGGTCCTATTACCGAGTGGCTCTATCGCACTCAATACGGTGATGAGGCCAGGGTGAATGTACTGCGGGCATGGCTTAGGGCGTGTCTCGTGGGACGTGGTAACGAGATTCAACGCTTTTTTGAAGTGATCGGTCCAGGTGGTCGCGGTAAGTCCACCTTTGCCAACCTCTGCTGTGCCCTTGTTGGTAGTGGGAACTACGCTAGTACAACCCTCAACCAGCTGGAGCAAAGCCGCTTTGAGCTGTCCTCGATCAAGGGCAAGCGGCTGACGCTGATCAATGATTCTGAGCGTTATGGCGGTTCTGCCCAGACCTTTAAGGCGCTGACTGGCGGTGACTCGCTGCGCTACGAGGAGAAGCTGAAGCCTATTGGTGAACCATTTGTGTACACCGGTATGGTCATGGTGGTTGCTAATGAACCAATTCAAACCACGGATAACACCAGTGGTTTAAGCCGCAGGCGCTTAACAATTGAGTTCAATAGGCCCTTATATGACCGCAATAGTGAAGCCAAGGACATGATCAAGATTGAACATGGCCGGGTCTCTGGTATCTGGAAAGATTACCTGCCGGGTCTTGTGAACTGGGTTATGGAAATGGATGAGCAAACTATGAGGCAGTATCTGTTGGATACCAATGAAATGGTGCCAGCACTGCGCCGTGTTCGTAATAACATCCTTCTCAATAGCAATAACCTGATTGAATGGTTGCAATCAGAAGTTGTGCAGGCAGAGCATGTTACTGCTGTTGGTAAGAAGATTCCAAACGGTAATAAGGAAAGTAATGAGCGTTATGTCAACAGTAACTATCACCTATATCCCAGCTACTGTGAATATTGTGACGCCACGGGATCTAAAGCCGTGGGTCAGAAACGATTCATCAACTTGCTGCTTGATTGCTGCAAGAACCAGCTGGGATTAGATGAGGTTCGTACCTTCAGTAAAGGTGGTAAGCCCTTTGTGAAAGGGCTTGCTATCCGTAACTCTGATCAGAAGTTTAAGGATCTTCCTACCATCCTTCCTGAAGGTAATGAACTATAGAAATAGTAAAGAGTAGAACTACTGCGGCTTAGGCGGCCACTGTACGTTCCAGGGGAAACCTTCTTGTTGCGGCACCATGCGAAGCGTTTCGCGGTAGAGCGCCCAAGCACCTTTGCCGTCAGGATTCAGCGGGCTGTCTTCCAGCTGGGTCCAATCACATTCGGCTAGATGGCGGTTGCGATCTTCTCGGACAGCCTTGCTCTGTTCTGCGTCTTTGGCGAAACAGTATGCCTCGTACTGCTCAGCGGCGGTATGTACCACGCCTTGGTCGTCGGTGTAGTCCTGGAAGACAGGACCGGCGATGTAGTGCGTAAACCACTGCCCGTTCACCTCGACCACGCCATCACGCTGGCTGTACTGATAGGGCGGCACGGTGGTGGCTTGTGGGCCTTCCAGCACGGGGTCGTAGCCGAAATCGCTGATGATCTCAGCGGTCAGCTGCGGCGGGAAACTGGTGTTCGGATTGTCGGAGCGGAATTGGCTGTCGGTGATGACGGCGCCGGTGGTGCGGTTGCGGAGTTCCATGGTGATCAGGCAATAGCGAGGCCGATATAAGTAGCCCCGTTGACGTTGGCGTTAGCCGTGGCTTCTTGATTGACGACAAAGCCGCTGTTGTCTGGATCAATCCAATCCAGCGTGGTGACTTCTGCGGCAGTGCTGTTGAGATAAAGCAGTGGATCGTTGCCGGAGACGATGCCGCGAGCGGTGTCAGCGACTAACCAGTTGCCCGTTGAATCCGTCCTCTTTATGAGTACGAACTTTGCACCGGCAGTAAAGCCACAGTTAATCGTTTGACTGGTGCCGTTGCCGGTAAAACTGAAGCACTTGCTCACGCCGGGGCAGGAGGCGAAGAGGTAGGCGATGTAAGTGCCAGAGGAAACATTGACACTATTTGCAGTCCCAACAGTGAATACACTAGAAGTAGGAGCAGTATTATTCCATCTGGTAGACGATGCTTGAGACGCATCGGTGCCAAATAGCAAAAAGTTAGTCGCGCCCGTGGCCGCACTGTACACAGTCCAGTCATTTCCTACATCCCTTCGCCTAACAATCATCAACTCCGGCGCCACGCCGAGGTTATGGCTCACCGTGCGGGCTGATCCCGTGCCGGTGTAACAAACGGCGTCGAAGTAGCCGGGGGCGCGGCGGAAGTTCCAGTTGACATAAGTTAAAGACGATCCATTAAATCCGCTTCCTGTGTATTTAATTCCGACCATCGTATCCCAAGCCACAGAAGAGCTGAATTCTTGATCTGTGGAACTTGAATCCAAGTAATTTACGCCTGTCATACGCGCATTCCACGCAGCACCGCCGGCACCATCTCTGCGTTTATTAACGGCAACATCAGTAAGAACTGAAGATCCTGCTGTAGTAGCAGAGCCAGTGCCGGTACGAGCTACAACCTCAAACACCTTCGTGGCATCGGTGGGCGTCTTCATCGGCCCACGGCGAATGGCGATGTAGATGTAGGTCTCGCCAGAGTAATTAGTATCAAAGCCAGCAGCAGTTAATGTAAATCCTGTGGGGTTGAGCTGCGCCTTGTTCGATGAGCTTGTAAAAAAACTTTCGGTATTAGAAGAGTTTGCTGCCAAAACAGGCATCCAGGGTGACACAGAAGGATTTATGATGCCTCGCATGTTGTCTATTATCGCCCATTCAGCACTTCCGGACGAACGCTTGATCAATAGCCATTGCGGCTCCCAGCCAAGGTTTATCTCATTGGTTGAGCCATTACCCGTATAGCTCCCACATTTCACCACACTGTCATTGCCGCTATCGCCAAACCCGCCAGCGTCGTGCGCGAACAGGTAGGCGACGTAGGTGCCGCCGGAGGCGTTCACAGTGGCATCAGTGCCAAGACTGAAGACGGTGCTGGTTGGGGTGGTGCTATTCCAGCGAGTTGTGCCTGTTGCTTTGGCTGCAGTGCTGTTGAGCACCATGTATTCAGTGTTGGCGAGGCTACGGTGATAAACCTGCCAGTCGCCTGTGGTGTCTGTTCGCTTAACAATGATGCACCCAGGCACGCTGCCAAGGTTGTGAGCAATGGTGCGGTTGCTGCCGTTGCCTGTCCACGTCACCACATCAAAGAACTTGGCCTGCTCGCGGAAGGTCCAAGAGGCGTATTTGCGTGTATCTGAATTGATGTTTACGGTGGCTTCAACGCCTAGCGTAAATCCATCACTATTAAACGAGGTAAAGTCCGTTGTTGTAGTCGCTTGAGCGGATGTTGCGTCAGTTGACAGTGACTTGTTGTAGCCCCTGACTGTATCAAAAAGTCTGTGCGGTACACCTAGGTCACGATTTTTTATCCAAACCAGACCCCCCTTCCCGCTCAGATCAATCCCATTCGTAATCGTCTGCGTGCTGTTGTTGCCGGTGTAGAGCCAGGTGCTGAAGACATCTTCAATGTAAGTCTTTGCTGCACTTGCTGCACCAGCAGCACCCATCTGTAGTAACCGAGATATAGGATCCATCGTTTATCAGTTCGTGTAATTGATCAGGCTAGAAGCACGCCAGCGAGTGCCACCATCATCGGTAACAAACATAAAGAGGTGTGTTTTACCGGTGGTCAAGGTTGGTGCTACGCCACCAGGCCACTCTACACCACTGAACCAGGTGATCGTTCCACTGGTGTGTGTTAATTCTAGTGTAAATGCAAATGCACGAGAAGAAGGTACATTACTAACAGTAAATGTACTGTTGCCGTTAATTGTTTTAGTAAAGTAATTACCAGCAGAGCAATCAATATCTAGGGCTGCAACAGCGACAATATTGTTATCGTATGCACCAGTAAGCTGCATTCGACCAGCAGCTGTTAAACGCATCCGCTCCGTTGGGCTGCTTGTTCCATCTGCGGTTGTGAGGAAGACCAACCTGCCCGGCATGTCATTCGCTGAGGGGGTGCCGTCTACCACGGCTCTGATCTGAGCGCCACGAACCATGTTCGTGCCATCTGCGCCTTCAAAATTTATTTCACCAAAATCATCCCCATCGGCAACGATTGTATTTGATCCAACCGCAGTTCCTCTTGACTTAGAGATGACAATTCCACATGGAGCAGTATTGTTAGAGTTTCTAGTAATTGACAGAAAGCTTGTATCTGCACTTGTGCCCTCAATTTGAAAAACAGCCGTTCTAGCTCCAACATTAAAGTTTGCCCTTGCACTACTCGTCCCCACCAGCAGGCGACCCGAACTGTCGAGGCGGGCTTTTTCGCTGCCTGCCGGTTCAAACGTAATCGCTGTGCCTGTTTTGGATCGTAAACCCAAAACAGTTCCGCCATAAACTAAGTGATCACCATTGGTTCCCCTGTCACTATTTCCAAGTCTTAATGCAACATAACCACCCGCATCTGAGTTGTTTAGGAAAACGCCGCTCTCTGCTGCTTGGTTTTTCTCAACATGAAGAACGGCCTGCGGTGCCGTGGTGCCGATGCCGACGTTGCCAGTTGATGTGATGCGCAGGCGTTCAAAAGCGGCGGATCCGTCTCTTGTGTTTATAAAGAAATGCGAAGACCAGTTAGTTGGACTGGTGTATTGAGTTACTGATGCAGTCAGTTCTGCACCTGGCTCAAACGCGGTTCCACCATATGCTTGAAATGGTATGTATCCAATGTTGTCGCCTGTCTGTACTGCAGAGAGACTGCTCAAAGAGCCACGTGCTTTGCGAAAAATAATTGACGTAGCGTTTATTGCATCGGCAGCCTTAATTGCAGTAAAGCTGCTCCCTGATGTTGTATTTGTTGCCGCTAAGTAGCCAAGGCTGACCGTCCCTCCTCCAATGTCAGTAGGTGAGCCTTGGCGTACAACGCCACTCGCATCAACAAACAACCGCCCCGTGCCAGCCGTGCTGATTGCTACTTGGTCTGCACCAGGGGAGTAGATGCCGGTGTTGGTGTCGCCAGTGAAGGAAATAGTGGGGCTACTTGCGCTTCCTGCGCTGAATTGAATAGAGGAAGCCTTACCGTCAAGAAGCTGGGCTTTTGTTTGCGACATCTAACTGGCTAATCGTTGTCCTTACTTATCATTTTACAGTCTTTACATTTCTTGCACCAGGTTTTATCGCCAGGAATGACCTCAGTTCCATATTCAAAGTCATCGTAATCTGGTTGATTACGAATCCAACGTGCAAACTCTTCAATGTATTTTTTGATGAGTTGTGTTGGCATAATCAAAGAAAACCAGGTAGTTGTGGGCCTTTAGGTCCAGGAGCTTTTAGTGGTTTAAACCCGCGTTCAATTAATTGATCCATGTAAGGAGAATCAAGATGCGGGGTTTTAAGAATTGCGTTAGGCGGGGAATAACGAATTGTGCGTGCAACTAATGGGCCATCTTGTTCTTGTCCGTAATCAGTGCGAAAACTTTGTTCAGGAATATCAGTACCAGCTTGTTGATAACTCTGGAAACCTTTTAGATACTCACGTAAAAAGCCAACGCTATCACCACCATTTGCCATTGCCGTAGGGAAATCGTTATCCATCATCATGATCAGAGTTCTTTTTGTAGTTCAGCAAGAGCACGCCGACGTTCCAATAAGCTACCGGCTAGGTTATTTGTTTGATATTTTTGAGTTCCTCCTTTATCAGCTTCCTTAATGGCAGCATCCGCTTTACGAGAGAACCAATTTAATGGATTTAAAAAGTTAAGGTCAGCTACTTCAGCAATTTGATTTGAGTTTTTTTGCATGTATTGAGCCAGGAAGTCGGCTCCGGTTTCTTGAGGTGCATTAAGGTCCTCTTCATGCATTGGAAAATTCATCACAAACCTCCAATGAATGCTTGAACTCGGTTACGCACAGGAAGGCGGACAGTGGTTGCCATGTCAGCTTGACCTGCAGTAGCTGCTTGTTGTGCAGCTTGTTCTGCCAAAGGGTTTAAAGTTTCCATGGTTGGACCCATCTCACCTTGTGCTCGGGTGCC